TTCGGTGACACGTGGGTGTACAGCCAAATGCCGTATCAGGTCGCCATCATAATTGTGAGCATAATACTCGCTATTGATTCCCGGCACCCACTCGCCCCCACGGTATTCTTTCTCGACCTTAACCGCGTTAGCTGCGGCCTCTTGAATGTCTTTGATAGCCTTCTCGGCTATTTGTTGGATTTTTTCTATGTCGTTCACTGTTCGCTCCTTGCTGAATTATTTCTCTTCTCTCAGCAGAGAAGGAGCGCCCGCCGGCATGACTCGGCGGGTTTTTGTGCTCTGGTTTTTTGTAGTGTATCGTGACATTCTGTCAATCAAAAGATGTCATCTAATGGGTCGCCGCTGAAGGTCCCGACGCCCTGTGGCTCGCTCGCTTGCTCTCCTTGCGGTTTACTGTCGAGAAACTGAAACGACTCGACATTGATTTCGATCTTGCTGTTTTTTTTACCGTCGGTTCCTTCCCAACTTGACCACCGCAAAGAGCCTTCGACGCAGATGCGTGCGCCTTTCTTTGCATACTTAGCTATAGCCTCGCCGCCTTTGTCCCAGCAAGTGCATTCGAAAAAGCCCGCTTCGTATTTCGTTTCTTTCGTGTCTCGGTTGTAGATTGCACGGTTTGATGCGAGGCTGAACTTTGTAAAGCTCTGCCCGCTGTTTGTTTGTTTCGTTTCCGGTTCGCGTGTTAACCTGCCGATTAGAATGACGCGGTTTATGTCTGAACTCATAACCTACCTGCCTCAATCTCAGACTGCAACCGCTCAAGGTACGCAATCAATTTAGATAGATTCGCTTTTCGTTTTTGCTCGTTCATGTTCTCCCCTTTTTTTGTATGCTTCGACGCGTTCGCGCCATTCGGTTTTCGTAATTCCAATCCGTTCGCAACATGCGTCAATCTGTTTTTGCGCGGTCGGGTCTTCTTGTAAGTCGTCTGGCAGATTTTCACCTGCTAAGATTGCGCGGCGTTCGGTAGCTGTCTCGCCTTTGTAGAGCACAGAGCCTTTGAAGGGTTTGCTTTTCCAAGTACTAGGCGGATATTTTAGCCCGTCAATCTCTACACATATAGGCCCGTAGGTTTCGTCTAACCAATCGCGCCATAGCTCGAAACATTCTCGCGAGTTCTTACCAGGATTTGCACGGCAGATATTCACAAAGTCCATTCTGTGCGCATGGCTCATTTCAATCATTGCCGGCCCTCGAAGTCAAGACTATTCGGGGCAGGTTTCCAATTTGGTGATGGTATAAACGCGCCGCTCTTTGGGTCAATAAAGCATACAGCGCGGCCTGTACCTGTGCGCCGGCCTTTCTTAAATCTGATTGTGACTTCATCGCTAAATGTGTCTGTAGTGTCGTCATACTTTCGCTCTATGACAATCCATTGCCCCGCGTCTTTCTCAAACTGACGAGACTCTGCGGTCTTGCCGTCGTCATTTAGCTGTGAAATTAGTATGCCTACTTTCTGTTTCGACTTCACGTAGTTCGCCCACATTCGAGAGCCTTCGATCATCTGCAATCTAATGTCCCGATTACGAGACGTCGGCTCAGGGTCGATGCGCTGCACATAGTCAAGGATTGCACACTTAGCTTGAACGCCGAGACGGTTTTCAGATTCTTCTATGCCGTAAATAATCTGGCTCATCGACCAATACTCCGCCTCTACTATGTCCACATACTTTTCAATTTGGCGGGCGAAGTTGTGCAGGTTTACCACATCGCTGCGAGCGGGGTTTTTCCCTCTCAGTGCGTTATGATTCCATGTCTCTGTCTCCGCAAATGAAAAAGACTGACCGAGATACACCCTGACGTAAATCGTGTAAAGGCCCATTATCGCCTCGGCCTTTGTGTCTTCGTTCGTGACGTACACGGTCGGGATTTTTTGCAGAATGTTATGAACGATGATATTTCGCGCGGTGGTAGACTTGCCAACACCTGACGCCGACGATATAACAATCGGCGCACCTGCCCGAAACATTGAACCATCCGGCGCGTTCCACAATTTCGGAACAGCTATGCCTTGAGGCATTCGAGCATGCTCAGCTAAAGCCTGAGCGTTCGTTTTCTGCGCTGTCCATTTCTTGCGGCATTGCTGCACGATCATCGAAGCGACATTTGCCAAGTCTGCAAAATTGCGCCGCTCATACATCTGCGCGATGCTCTGAACATTGCTTTCAAGTGCAAGGTCTGACTCTAAAGAATCCGAGTTTATCTCAGCATTTTTTAGAGCCATCAGCTCGGCAATGCGAGCGTCTATTTTCTTGAGCTTGTCAATGTCTGCCATGCTTCCTCGTCAATGGGTGATTCATCGTAATGAATGTGTGAGAAGTCTGGTAAAGTCGATTTATAGCCACCTGCGGGGCTCTGTGCTGCGTTGCCAATTCTGTCCCTACCCTGAGCCTTGTACTTTTCCATTTGTAGCTGCTCAGAAAAGAATTTGTAAAAGTTCCATGCGTTTTTATCCTTTACCCATTTATCTTGTAAATATCCGGCAAGGCATGTTTCGAGATACTCAAATGAATGGCTTTTAATTGCTTTCTCTATAATCTTTCTCAACTTGTAATCTTTGAATAGACTATAATTTATCTCTTTGTAAATCATGTTAAGCAACAGGTTCACCTGTTCGCCGTTAGGCGTCTTGTCTGTTGTAGTCTCTGAGGTAGTCTCTGTTATAATCGGGATTGGCTTTCCCGATATATGCGGATTGGGTTTGTCAATCTCTGTAAATTGGGTTTCCCTATCTCCGTAAATCAGCCAATCAAGCTTTTTATCGACAATTTCATGGTTGCGAAAATACCATGTCTCGCCCTTTATCTTGTCAAAATATGAATAATAAAGGCATGTCGCAGATTGAGACGGGTTTAATTTCATGTCTTTTTTCGACTTAAACCGATGCCCAATCTTATCAAATGCGGCGCGAAATTCGTCTTTGGAGAATCCTAATTCCTCTACCCATGAATCGCCCTCTTTGTATTTTGTAAGCTTACTATCATGGTTTTTCAATGGCTCTAAATACTTGTAAAACCCATCCGGCTTTTGGCTGAACCAGTATTCCAGCTGTTGCATAAGAATCGCTCCCGTGACGCTACCGGTTATATTTCGCAACGCCTTGCAATACGGGATAGGATTGGCAAAAATTGCCGCCGCTTTGTTTTTCATCTTACTCATCTTTACCTCACAAAAAAACCCTTTAATCGACGCTCGCCGCAGTCTACATTGTGTGTCGATGCTCACATAATGCAGAGCGAACGCCGGTTAAAGGGTTCTTTCTGCATCGATTATGTTAACACCCCTGCGAGGGTGTTTGCCTTTCGGCTCTGCTCTCATAGAGTATGGGGGCAGAGTGTCAAGGCGTTTTCAAAACATATCCATCTGTGAATTTTCTTTCGCTGCGTTCTCGGCATTGCGCGCAGCGACGTCAAAATATGACCGCTTAAGCTCTACCCCGATGGCCTTACGCCCCATTTTCAATGACTGATACACTTCAGACCCGATGCCCATGAACGGCGTAAATACAGTATCGCCTTTGTTCGTGTAAAGAGTTATCAATCTTTCAATCGTCGGTAATTGGAGCGGGCAGATATGCTTGTCGTCATTCTCACCTCGGCCAGCTCTGCCGTTCAGCGTGTCGCCATAGTCGATGTCCATCCATACCGGCGAAGCGTACTTTTGCCACGTGTCCACGTCGATATCCATATGCACAGGGTCTGATCGTTCGCCGTCTTTCCTGAATACGAGAACATAATCAGGAATGCCGACACGGGACATCGTGCTGTCTTTCTTTGTCTGCTTGTGGAGTAGACCGAGAGCCTTTGTCCGTTGCATCTCTGTCACAGGGTTTTTCCAGATCGTCACGCGTGAATGATAGATAAACCCGACGGACGCAAATAGCTTTATGATCTCGCCTGAATAATCCCTGAGCCCGATAAACCCCTCTTTGCCTTTTTGGATTGGCAAATCCATGCAATGCAATGCCACGTTTCGACCTGGTTTAAGTATGCGGTAAAGTTCTTTGACCATGTATTCAAACTGAACCATGTACTCCGAATAGCTGCCGACGTTTGACATATCATTCGGATCGTCGCTGTACGTGTACAGGTCTGCAAACGGCGGAGAAAATACGCTGAATCCGACTGACTCGGATGGCATCTCACGCATTGCGACAACGCAATCTGTGTTTAGTATCTGGTAATTGTCTTTCTTAATCTGCATAGATTTCCCCTTTTCTGTCTTGTATTCGCCCGTGACCTTCTCGATGGTCTCGGCCTGTTTCTTTTTGAAGCTGACTTCTTTTCTCTGAATTACATCCCACACCGTGCGCATGCTTTCAGGGATTACATTTATTATCCTGACAGAACGCGTCTGACCGAATCGGTAAGAACGGCGCACCCTTTGGTAATACTCCTCAAAAGAAAAATTCAACCCACTATTGATCTGAATAGCGCAGTTTTGCATGTTCAACCCATACTGCGCTATCTTTGGCTTTGTGATTAGGATTCGCGCCTTACCTGTCACAAAGTCATTGATCCTCTGTTCTTTGACCTCAGCAGGCATCGCGCCCGTAACCTCGACAGCATCGGGTATTGCCTTTGCAAGCTTTGCCGATTCGTCATTTTGCAAAGTCCATACAATGACTTGCCCTTCAAGGTGAGAGCACATGCCCGCGATTATATTTACCCGCTCATCTTGTGTCAAACGTAACTCGGCATGGAGCTTTGTCGCGTCGAATTGCGAGTCCGAAAACAGCATCCCGTCTTTTGCCCCGGTCGTCAGCCATGCGCATTCTGTTTGCAATTCTGGGAGAGAATAGCTTTTCTGTGTGAACCCATAGCGCGCCGGATTGTCGATGACAATTGACCATTGCTTTAGCCATGATATGAATTGCGATTCAGCATGACCTTTCAGCCGCCATTTCTGAGTCTCGCCGCCGTCATGAACAAAGAACCGAGACAGCATCGCAAGGCGTGTCATCACGCCTAAAAACTCAGCATGGTTGCCGATCTCTGTGTCATCGTTCGGGTCAGGTGTCGCCGTGCAACATAGCTTGAATGTTACCTTCGCAAACTTCTCAATAAGCCTTTGCTTCGTCTTCCCTTGAAAGTTCTTTAAGATTGATGACTCGTCAAGAACCACCCCCCCCCAGTCGTCATGCAGGTTTTCTAATTGCTCATAGTTTGCAATAACTAACCCTTGGCTCTGATAGTCTCGGCTGATCTCATACCCGAATATCGACGCCGCCTCTTTGATCGTCTGAGGTGCGACGGCAAGCGGGCACAGTATCAAGACCGGCTTGCCTGTGTGCTTATGCACATGCCATGCCCACTCAATCTGCATGGCGCTTTTACCTAAACCGCAATCGGCAAAGATTGCATATCTGCCCGCTTCGAGTGCGTTCTTTACAATCCACTGCTGGAAGTCAAAAAGTTTTGTGCTAACGTCAGCCGAAAAGCCGACTTTTTCGAGTGGGCGTATTTTCCCCGCTATAAACTTGTCATAGTCATTCATCGTACCATCCCCCGTTTTTTTAACCTTGTTACGGCCAAGGGTGGCACGCGGGGCAAGAGAACCCACCCCGCTATGACAGTGACAGCTAAGCTTTCGCGGTGCTGTCGTCAAGTAAATTCATACAGCCATCACAAAAATGATGCGCGCGAACCTCAACAGAGACCGGCCCGAATTTCCATAAGTGGTCAGGCGTCGCCCCGCAGAGCGAACATTCTTTATCCCGCGCATTGTATACGCGGATTTTGATTTTGAGCATGTGAAAACCTCTTGCCATCCGTGGCGGGTTTTGTGCGTCCTTGCTCTCATAGTTTCGGCGCGTTGTGAATTACTTTAAGCAATTTTTCACGCTTAGCCAAATAATCAAACTCTTCAAAACTCATAATCTCAGGCAGGTCTTTTGCTTGTTCATATAATTCGCAGTATTCTTTATCTGTCATGTTTTCAGCCGCTTCGAGTGCCTTGTGTAGTTTGGCGACGTTAGACATAGCCCGGCCCGTTTCATCGCCGCTGTGGGGCTGTGAATGGGGTCTCATGGGGTTATATACCGCCAATAAACCCCGTTAATGGAGTATTTAGACTGAGCTGCGAGACAGCGCGAAATATGTGCCGATGTGTATCCTGTCAGGTGGATTGCCTCAGCCTGGCTTTTGAACGTGCGGAAGGGTTTTGATGCGCCTTTGACGAATAGGCCGATCATGCGCGTTTCCACCGATGCCCCGCCTTTACCGCCCCGCTCACGATTGCCCGCTCTATCACTTTTCGCTCTACCGTCGCCCATGCTGCCGCGATAGCAATCGAATCAAACTCGGCAACCTTTTTCTTACCGCGATATGCTGCGCAGCGGATGCCGAGCGCGTGTGTCTGGTTTGTCTTGCGGTCGCAGCTTTCTAAATTCTCTATCGCGTTGTTTTGCTTATTCCGCTTTTTGTGGTTCACTTCAATCGGCCATTTTTTTTCATGGTAGAACACGACAAGCCGGTGCATGAGGTAGCTCTTGCCGTCGATTTGTACTCTGACGTATCCGGTAGAATTGACGTTGCCTGTCTTACCTCGCGATGAGTCTCTACGTCTCAGGCCGTCTTTGCCTACGTAGTCGAACCGGCGTAATAGTTCTGAGTGAGATATGCAGTCTTTGTCAGGGCGGCGGAATTTGTGGCCGGTCATAATACATCAACCATATTAGAAGTTACTTGACGACCATTTTGCTTTTCTTTCTTTACATATATCCGCGCATGTTGTAGGCAATAGCACTTGCCGTCAATTTTTACCTTTGCAGTCTTATAGCAATTACGCGAACCATCACTCATGAATAGGCCCGGCAATTTTTTTGAGCATTTATCTTTTGTCATGCTCCCCCCTTCTGCGGTGGCACCGGCAAAATAATATGGTGCTCTGGCTCGCGGTCTTCGTTCAAAAACTGTGCAACCTCGAACAGCCTGTCAATGATTTGGCCGCATTTGATCTTGTCTTTATCGGCTGACGAGTCGCGCTGAAACTCTTTTCTGTCTCCCCAAATTCGCCACGTCCCCATATTGAGGTCTTGCATCGCGTTTTTTAAGACAAGCTCTTTCGTCATCCCGATGGCCTCGTCTTTTCCTAAGTGCTCGCACAATGCCCACAGGTAAGAGTTTTGGCTCAGTGTGCGCTTGTCTGTCACCCTCTGTGGCTGAAACCAATAAAGCCCGTCTTTCGCATTTGCAAAGAACGCATTCAATAGCTTCTTGAATGACTCAGGGTGCGTCGGGCGGTGGTTGCTGACTGAGAAAAGTTCACGCATTATTCAACTCGCTTAGCGGCATTTCTAACCGCTCACCGCTTGCGGTAGTAATTGACACTGAATAATTATCAATATAATCTGCATAAACAATGTCGTTATCCTGAGCACCGAAAACTCGGCTTTTTTGAATCGACCGTTTCAGGCGATTTCGTTCTGAGTCTGTCATGTCGCCTCGCTTAGGTCAAACCCCTTAAGCCCATCGACCATGCAAACGCCTATGCCAAATCGCGATTTGCATTTTGTGCACCGCCGCCATGCATAGCCCCGCTTGTTTTTGGCAATAGCCTTTTCGCGGGCGTACCCATCTGCGTATTTACTTCCGCATTTCGGGCATGAGTACTTTCCGTCTTCATATCGGATGCACGCACCTTCACCTATTGCGCTGCGAATCACTGCAACCTGCCTTGATACCGCAACGCATCGGCGTCTTTCGGCTCTTTGATCTCAGGCCAAGGAATGCGGTGGTATTCGCATGACAACCGCAAAAGCTCAATTTGCCGCTTGACCTTTTGGCGGATTTCGGGCAGCGTCCAGTTTTGCAGCATGTAAATCTTTTCGCCGATGTCTCGATAGGTCCCGTTTGCGTACTTGTCGAAACAGGCCGCGAGTGTGCTGTGGTGGCTTGTGTGCATTGGTACGATGTTCACAAAGTCATCGGCCAGCTTTGGGTAGTTGCTTACCTCGAAGATATGCGCGCCGTCAACCGGCCTTTGTCCTGTGAAAACGCAGCCATCGAAGCGGGCTTTTGCCTGATCTTTTGCGGCTTTGTGCGGGTCTTTCATTTGTATATCCCGTCAAATTGCGGGTCGCCTTCCAGAGCGCACCGCATAGCCATTGCCGCCACTTGCACCGCTTCTGCATACCGCTCAGAAAATGACTTTTGCTGCAACATTGCCTGTGCAAGCTCGCCGACCTCTTCTGTCAACGCTGCGAGGTTTGGGTTAGGGTAAGGCCAATTACGAACAGCGCGCCGCGATTCTTGCTTTACCTGCCTTAGAAATGTTTCAACGCTGCTCGCTTTCATTCTTTCCCCCTCAGCCACTCACGGCCAATCATGTCGGCTCAACCTTGACGACTTGCACATCCTTTTCATAGGTCAAAACGTCCTTAAATAGAACCATGACCATAGCGGTCACAGCCTGTCTAAACTCGGGATCCATCTCCCCCCAGTGGATACAATGCGCAGCCCGCAGGAAGTCCTCTGTTTCTTTTGGAACGACAAGTTTCACCATCGTTGCGCAATCCCTGATTGTGCATACGTCAAAATACGGCTTCGCGAACATCGACTGTAGCGAATGCGCTACCGCAAGCCTATGCATGTCCGGCGTTATCTGGTGTATTGAAAGCCCGTGCGCTGAAAGGCATGACTGCGCATCGCGCACAAGGTTGCCGATATTCCCTTTTCTACGTAATTCAAGACCGAACATGTTTACCCCCTAGCCACTCGCGGCCCACAGAATAGAAAATCAGCGCGAACCATGTCGCGACGAAATACGAAGCAATAAACGTCTCGCCGTCTGCTTGCTTGTCGTTTAGAATGCCACGCAGCATGAAGAAGCCCGCAACCGTACCTACCCACACAAAGGCGGACAGGATAATCAGCAGCGCGTGAAGTATTCTCATGAAGGTTGTCATATCGCCCTCTTTGACTTCAACCAATTTCGACAAGACACCTCGCCGAGAAAACTAATCCGGCCTGACGAACTCCATGCACCATTATTGATTTTCGGTTCAGTCTCGAAAAACCACGCATCGCCTGACGCGTCAACGGCTTTGAACTTCGCCCAAACAGGCGCATCAGCTTTGTCGTATTCCTGCATGGTCAGAATCATTTTCGATTCAGGCTCTTTTGTCCACTTCGCTGCGCACCATTTTGGCACAGGTTGACCGAGACGCAGAAATGCTTGCCGTGCCCTAAATTTTGCTGACTTGTCCATATTCTTTTTGTACTTAGGCAGCACAATCGGCTTAGGCGCGTGGGGCTTTCCGCGCTGCCAACCTCTGCCCCTGACTTCAAGTTCAGGGGGAACTGGTAAGCCTGCTTTTTGCAGCTTCTGGCGGGCGCGGAGTCTTTGTTTAGCGGTCATGCGGGTAAACCTTCTTCGCCTTGCTCAACCATAGCAGGCCGTGAAACAATCGGATTTTCAGCCACCCAACCACGCAGAGCTTCTGGGTCGTCGCACCCTTCGATCTGATTGTCGTCCATGATTTTGATGATCCGCGGCACCGTCAGCTTTTGGGCTCTGAAATGCTGCTGCACGTCGTCAGGCATCTTTTTGATGCGGGCAAGTTGTGCGGATTGATCTGCGGTCAATGGCTTTGGTGGCGGTTCTTTCGGTGGCTCAGGTGGCTTTTCTTGCGTTTGGCCTATGCCTTTTTTTGCCTCAAACTCTGCCTGTGCTTTTTCCATATCGCTTTTTGGCGTGACGTCTCTCTCGTCATGCTCTGGCATTTCTTCGGGCGAATACAGACCTGCAATATCAAAGGCTTTGCGCAGACACTGAGACTCTGCCACCTTGCCAAGCATTGTGCGAGGCTTAGATTTCCAAAGGTTTTCGGCTGTGGTGTATTCTTCTTCGTACACCTCAACAATGAACGGGTGCGGCGTGTCTTTGCGACGCACAGTACATACTGCCTTGTACTGCCATTCGCGCTTTACCACATTGGTTATCTTATCGCCTTTGGAGTCTTTACGACTTTTAACAACTTCGATCTTTTCATCGACCTTTACAACCTCGGTTGACATGCCAGCGAATTGACCTGTACGGTGCGCAATCGACAGAAACCCATCACGTCCTGTGAAGATTGACGCCGGCTGTGTGCCATACTTCACAAGCCAAATCTGTTTTACCAATGGGTCAAGTTCATACTTAACAGCGATATGGCTCATAAGTTTGAACTCGTCATCTGTCGCGCCTTTGGCGTACATGCGCTTTACGAGGTCGATTTGTGACTGCCAATCTGAGGCTTTTACAACTTCGGTGGTCATCGTATCACCGCCGACTGTTCAGACCAGATTTCACAGCCGGGCAGGGTTCGCAATGGCCCCTGCGCAGCGCGCACACGCTTCCCGATCTCGCTTTCGTTTGGCAGCAATAGCCAGAGCTGCCCAGTTTTTACCGCGTATTCTGCCAGCGCCTTAAAGTCTTTTATCTCATGTTTCCAGACTTCGCGAACGGCAAGCGGCTTTTCATGTTTCAGCATCTTGACTGGCTCAGCGTAAGCCTGTGCGCGCTCTTGTACTGCCTCAACCTCTTCAAGCGTCGCATCTTCGCTTTCGGCCATCTCTGCGGCCATGGCTTCGAGTCGTGCCTTTTCTTCTGCTGCCGCGATCTCGGCCTTCATGCGCTCTTCATTCTGCCATGCCAGAAGCTTGTCAGCCAGAGCCTTTTTGCCCTGCCCTATTGGCGCGGTGATAGCCTTTGCCGCCGCATTGATCTCGCTCACCTTGTCATTGTAAGGCTTAACAAGCTCTTTGCGTTTGTCTTCGATCAGCTTTTCAATGTCTTTCAGCTCTACTGCCTGAGACTTTGCCGCCGCTGCGGTATCTGCATCTGTAACCTCTGCGGCAAGTGCAACCTGCAATGCGGCATCGGCCTTAGCCTGAACCTCGTTAAATTCTTGTATTGTGTTTTCCATTCTCTCCACCTTTTATTTATTTTTGTAGCATAGCCAGTAACACAGTGTCATGAATCTTGTCAATCTGTGCTTGTAAATTTAGATACGCCGAACGCGTGGCCCATTCTCCCGGACGCTGTACAGATTCAGCCTGTACCAATCGCGCTTCGAGAATATCATCTTTGAACTCGCATTCGACGTAACAATTATAGACGCCGGTTTTTCTGTGCTTGACTTCGATCTCTACGGTTACGGCGTCTTCTGACGAGTACCGGCTGTCAATTACCGGGTTTCGCTTGAATTGCGTCTTAGGGTCAAAGGCTTTGCGGATTGCTTGGCCGGCGTTCATAGCGTGGCCGCCTTATGTATAATTGGCAATTTAAGTCTCGGCCTATTATTGAGCACCTCATCCGCTGTCGGGTAATATGATCGCTTGCTATCAAACCTGCCGACGCGCGCGTTGTATTTTGGGCGCAACATGTTAATATAATGAAATTCTATTTCATCAAGATTATCAATACTGCATTCAATGTATGAAAAACTATCAAAATCTTTTTCATAACCCTTCCGATCACGGTGGTGTTGAATACGAGACAGCCCCGACTTACTTTGGCCAACGTACACAATAATACCGGACTTATGTAAGAAGTATACACAGCATTTCGGCGCATGGAATGGCCCGCAAACTTTCACAGCGCACCCGCCCTTCCCTGATCGATGTCATGCTGCAATCTTCGCAGAGTATCAAACGCCTTTTCGGCTGTTATTTCAGACAGCATGAACTCGCGTCGCCGTGCCTCGTTTAGAACGTAACCGCGCACGTAGAACCGGCCATCCTTTCTGATGGTCTGCGTTAGTTTGATTGGATTTTGCATTGTCATCTGTCCTCGTCCCATTCGCGGTCGGCGCGCGCTTGCTGTGCTGCATCGGCCTCGCTTTCGAGAATGTCCGATTCTATATTTGA